CTTCTTCGGATTCCAACGCTTCTTCGGCGTATCCTTCGGGATCGTGGGCTTCCTCGCCTTCGTCTTCACCGGCTTCTTCGACGGCAAAGCCTACTTGGTCCAGCACGGCGTGCATCAACGCGGGCGGGATGCGGTCTTTGAAAGGGGAGAGGATGCGCACCACGGCTTTCACCGCGGTCTGCGCTTGCTCGTCCATGCCGGCGGGCTGGCCTTCTTCGCCTTCGGCTTTGCCTACGTGGGCGGCCAACGCTTCTTCGACGGCTTTGAGGATGCTGGGATCGGTTTTCGAGATCAGCTTGTGCAGCTCCTCGTGCGTTTTGCTCATCCCTTTACCCTCTACGTTTTTGAAGATCATGAATTTTCTGCCGTTGGCACCCTGTGGAACCAAGCTGACCTCTTTGGCCTTGAGCTGATGCAACCGGGTTAAACTTTTTTCTTTCGCCATGGAAGTACCTCCAGATTTAAACAATCCCTTAGACTTTACAAGTAGTCAGTTTTTTTACACCAATTTTATTCCGCGCTCACGGAAGCGGGTTACGTACTTCAGCAGCGTCTGCCGGCTGATACCCAACGCCCGCGCGGTGCGGGTGCGGTTGCCCTCAAAAGCTTTTAGCGTGGCTAAAACCATTAGCTCGCGGATTTCCGCCAGGCTTTTACCTACCGGGATCTCGATAATTTTAGGCTCGGTCACGCACACCCTCACCCCCGACGCTCCAGCCGGTGTACTCGCCGTCGACCACACGGCGCCATTCCGCGGGGTCCAAAATCTTAGCCGCCAGCACCCAGCTGCCCTTCTTAACGATCTGCGGGCCGTGTTGGCCTTCGATCTCGAAATCGACGGGCGCGATGTAGGACTCCACCACCTTGGCGTTGATGGCGTCGCTGTGGTTCTTGCCGACCTGCTGGAACTCCAGCATGAAGCCGTGCGCGGTTTCCTCGATGTCCGGCGCCTGCATGAAGTCGTTTTGCAGGTCGGCTTCATCGGGGGCCAGCACCACTCCGTACACGATTTGTTTGGCCGCCAGGGTTTTTAGAATCTTCACCTGCTTGCTGATCTTGTGCACGCTCTCCTCGGTGGCGGCGTTGGCGGCCTCGATAGGGTTGAAGTGCTCGCCATGGTGGGCGGCGTGATTGGCGCCGTCGTGGCCGCTGCGCCGGGCTTCGGTCTTCGCGCGGTTCTGCTCGGCTTGGTGTTCGCTGGCGCGCAGGCGGTCTTCGTTGCGCTTTTTATCGCGGGCCGCGGTGTCCGCACCTTTGCGCGGGCCGCTGCCGGGGCCGCCCTTACTGATGCCTCCGCTGGCGCCGGTTTCATCGTGGCCGAGGTCTTTGACGCCGGGAATCTTCTTGTTGACGCTGGGGTAGCCGGCGGCGCGGTTGCCGGGGCCCGAGCTCGCCTGGTCTTCCACCACGTAACTCATCGCATCCAAGGCCAGCAGCGCGTCGGCGGACAGCGGGTCACCCACCACCATGCCGGGGCTGGTATCGTTGGCCGTCGCGGCGTCCGGCGTCGCCAAGCGGAACAGCGTCTGCTGCACCCAGCCGGGGTTCGCCTTTTGTACGCCTTTGGTTTTCGTGTAGACGTGCGCGGGAATCTCCGCCATGCCGTGCTTGCGGGCCGCCAGGTAGCGGTGGTGGCCGTCCATCACGTGGAACTCCGATCCGACCTTGAGCACGTGGATGGGTTTTATGTCTTCGGGCATACGTCCGTCGAGCGACTTCACCATTTCCTTTAGCTTTTTAGGAACGTACTTGCGCTGGCCGACGTGCGTGATTTTTGCCATCGGCACCATGGCTAGCGTCGGCTCGATGTTCGCCATCAAAGACTTGCGGGTGCCCACCGAAACGTGGGGGCTATGCGGCATACCGATTTCTTTGGTCTCCGCGCCACCGCTGCCGGGGCCGCCTTTGTTGATGATTTGGTCGCGCTGGATTTCCTGCAGGCCGGCCGGGAAGTCGGTGAGCTCGGTGGGGCCCTCGTAGTGCAGCTGGCCGCCCGGCAGCAGCACGCGGTGGATTTCAGCCAGCAACGCCTGCGCGTCGACGCCATCCATGTAGTTCAGCGAGTTGGTGAGGCGGGCGCGCCGCACGCTGGCATCGGGGAACGGCAAGCCCATCGTGACGTCGTGCACCACGGTGCCGTGGTCGTACGGGTAGACGTCGACGCCGATGTGGCCTTCGGCGCGACATTGCCCGCTGCCAATGTCGATGTCCAGGCCGTCGGGCAGCTCTTCTTTCTGGATACCCAGGGCGGCGGCGATCATCTGTTCTTCGGGGTCCATCTGCTCTTGCTGCCAGGCGTGCCGGTAGTAGCTGGGGTCGGTCTGCAGGTTTTCCTGGGCGACACGCGTGGCGGCGCCGGTATCCCCAGGAGCCCGGCGGAGCTCGTAGTCGATGCCGGAGATCAGCTCTTGGCGCTGGTAGAGGTCGGCGAGGTTTTGGTCGTTTTCATCGGCTTCGAACGCCGCTTTGATCACGCGGTCTTCTTCGGATCCCAACGGCACCGCGACATGCACGGAGCTGCCGCCGGGCTGCGTTTTCTTGACGCGCTTCGGCAGCTTCTTTTTGCTACGCGCGGTCGCGCGGTCGAACTCCGCTACCACCTTCGGGTCGACGTCCCCGCGCTCCGCGGCGGCGTGCATGTATCCTTCTTGGGCCAAGCTTTCATAGGGCATCAGTCCTCCGATTCTTCGACGGCGTCTTCGGTGTCTTCAAAGTGAACCTCCATCCCGCACATGCAGTTGGGGTGGCTCTCCGAGGGCACCATCAGCTCAGATGTCGTGCCGTCGTGGTTTTCAAAAATCCAGGGCTCATCAATCGGCACGCGCAGGCCGTCCATGGCCTGACATTCCTCGCAGGGCTCGCCGTCCACCACCCATTCTTTGGTGGTCGTCGCGCGGTCCAGCAGGCCTTGATTGCCGGCTTCCTTCCAGACGTCGAGCTGCCCGGTATTGGTGGCGTTACGGGTTTCCGTGCGGGCGATCATATTGGCCCGGTAGTCCAGCAGGCGATCCGTGTACTGGTCGGCGAGGTCGTCGGCGCGGGCCTCCGGGATGCCATCCGCGTAGAGCCGCAGGCGGTAGTTCTCCACGGCGATTTCGTGGTTGGGCAGCAAGCCGATGCTGGCGCGCAGCTGCTCGGCGACCTGCTGAGGGGGCCTAGCCACTTGGAAGCCGCGCTGGATGACGTTGCGAATATTTTGACGCGCCGACTCTTCGATGCCGCCCACGAGATCCGCGGTCTTGGTTTGCAGGTAGCCGCGCATCCGCGGGTTGCTGGGGTCGAACCGCAAGTTCTTATTGAGGTGGGGCGGCAACCGGGCGATCTGCAGCTCCGAACTACGATGCGCTGACCGGCGCACCGCAGCCACGGCTTTCTCCAGATCACCCGGCAGGCGATCCCACGGAACCACACGATAGAGGTCCGTTAGGTTGCCGCTCCGCAGGGCCTCGGTCAGCTGGGAAAGCGGGATCCGCTTTTTAAACGCTTTGATACCACGCACCAAATCTATGCGCATACCCACCGCGGCTTGCAGCGCCTGGGCTTCGTGGGCGCGGAAACCCGGCGGCCGGCGGCGGCGCGGCGCGGCTTTACGGACATCATTAAAAAAGAAGCTGATCATGCCTGCAAGCCGGCCTGGCGCTGCCGCTCTCGGAGTTGGTCACCGGTTACGTTGGTCGCCACCTTGGCGGGCTGCGCGGGCGGGCTGGCGGGGCTCATATCTACTTTGCTGCCGGCCATCGGATCTTTGACAGGCGTGTTGGCGGGGATCTCCTGCTGCTCACGGCTATCCGCGTTACTGGCGTCGACCAAGCGGGTATCGCTGCCCGCCGACTCGGCTTCCTTGTTGCTGTTCGGGACGCGGGCCGCCTTAAGCAGGTAGTTCTCCAACTCGTTATTGGGGAACAACGGCATGCCGCTGCCCGAAAGTTTGGAGATGTAGTCGCCGAGCTCCTTGAGGTCGACGCTGCCGACGTCGCCGTGGCGCAGCTTGGGGTAGTCGGACAAGCGGAAGTCGTTGAGCGCAAACAAGCGCGGCACCGCGTAACGGTTGAATATATCGGCGGCGATATCTAAGATGCTGAGCAGCGCGGTGCTAAACAGGTTGGTACGTGAACTCACCAACGCGAAACTTCCGACGGCCTGCTGGCCCAAGAATAGGAAGTCGGCGAGCATCGTCATCGCGATGCGTTGGTCCCAGCGGTTGATGATTTCGCTGGTATTGAACTGGCGGCTGCCACCCGAGCTGAGGAGCTTGAGGTCGTAGCGCGGCTTGCCTTCGGGCCCGTAATCCAGGGGCAGCATGATGCCTTCCTGGGAATTGCGGCGAATATTCGTCACCACTTCGCGCATCGCGGCGGCCAAAGACTTCTCTTGGTCGCTGGCGTTGGGGCTCAAGATCTCCGGCGGCACCCACATCACCGGTAGCCCGGCGAGGTCGCGCTCGATGCCGATGGCCTCGATATTTTCGATGTTCTTCTTCATGTACCACGCGCGGAACGCACCGCGTAGCAGGCTTTGCCCCTCGGGGTTATTTTTCTCCGTGGTCGTGCGGAACAAGAGGGTTTTCTCTACCGGCAAAAAGGTGCTGATGTAGCGGGGCGGCGCGATCTGGATGGCGCCCTGGATGCCGCCGTTTTCGTCGAACTGCCAGCGGTACAGCGTGTCTTGGCTGCGGATCGGCATCTTGCGCCAGCCGATGCGGCCGTCGATGTACTTGCTGCGCATGCTGGGGTCCAGGCTGTCGCCGCAACGGCGTTTGTACACCAGCTCGTGCAGGCTGTGGCCGTACACCAGGAACGTGAGGATTTCCACGATGGTATCCGCTTATGTCTGACTCATGTCGTCCATGCAGGTTTTCAGGAAGTCCGCGGCCTCGCGGTCCTCGTTATCCTTGCCGCCGGCGTCCACCCACCAGTTGACTTGCCGCAGCAACATTTGGATCGCGTACATCGTCGCCGCGACGGTGGCGTCGTTTTTCCACATCTCCTTGTAGATCGCGATGCCCTTCCACCCGGTGAGCTCGGCGAGGAACTCATCGTAGATGAAACCGCTGAACCTGCGTAGACCGGTGGCGCCGACCTCGCGGTAGTCGATGATCTGTTTTTGGCTGCCGGAGTTCGGTAGGTTGGTAGCTTCGTCGCTCATCGGTTAGTCCTTAGCTGAAGAGCCGGGCGGAGATTTGGATCGCGTTTAACACCTGTACGATGGTTTCCAGCCCACCCTGCATGTAGCTGATTTCGAAGCTGGTGTAGCCGGCCAGCGGGCTCGTAGCGAGGTTCCCAGTGTTGGCGGCGGCCAACGCCAAGCTGAGGCGCCCCGCGGTGGGCGCGCCGACCACCGAAACCACGGTGGCGGTGTCCACGGTGCCGTCCGCCTTTTGGAACCTGGCCTGCAGGCTGGTCGCCGCAGTAAGGTCGGTGGGCAAGCCGTTCAGCGGGTCGCTGAGCTGCAGGTCGGGCAGCACCACGTCTTCGCCCTGTATGATGACGGGAATCAATGGTACCGGGGGATTCGGGTTGATGAAATTAGCGACTACCATCGGGCCTCCTTAGAACGTGCAGCTAGTCGAGCCATCGGAAACCTGTTTCCACGCGCTACCCGTGCAACCGCAGAGAATATTCGCGCTGGTGAACGCCAGCTTGCCTTTATCCGCGGAAGCGCAGGCCGGCGTGCTGGCCGCCGCTTGTACGGGGATAACCGGGTAGTTGACGAAGGTAGGCGTGCCAGTGATGGTATCCGTGGAAACGTTGTGGAACACATTCTGCATAAGGTAAGGCGAGGTGCCGCTCTTGTTTACCGTTACGAAGGTGCTGGCACCTGTCTGCAGGTTGACATTGGAGAGCTCGAAGAGGTCACCGGCGCCATTGGTCGTCGAAGCAATGGTGCTACCGGATACCCAGCCGCGCCCGCCATCCACGATGAGCACACCGGCGGTCTGCGTGACGTTCCCCACGGAGAAGCTATCGTAGAGGTTGAGCGTCGCGTTGGTGGCGTTCACCGTGTAGTTGGCGCCCCCGCGTACCCGCCATAGGCTCACCGAGGAGTTAGCGGAAGGCGTGCCGGCGATGCTGACGGGGCCCGCCAGCGTGCAGTCGGTGAACTCGTGCCAGCGCGCCCAGCTGCCGGTAAACGAAACCCCACCGCCACCCTGGAACCCCATATTGGAGAAGTAGTTGCGGCCCGCCGAGCTGTCGATGAGGTCGGGCTGCGTGCCACCCGGGTAAGCGACGTTGAAATCCTTGAAGCGGATCCGCGTCGAGGTCCCGCTGATCGTGATGTTGCCGTTCAGCACGAAGGGCTGGCTGTCCACCACGCTGGTCGGCGCGAAAGCAATCAAAAGGTTGTTTGTATAGTTGTTAATCGTCAGGTTTTCGGTGCTGCTCTGGCCGTGCACCAAGATCACCGTGTTGGCGTGTCCCCCACTGGCCGCCGCGTTGATCGCCGCCTGGATGGTCTTATAGGGCTGTGCGTAACTGCCGGTGGAAACCGTGCCGCTGTACTGCGGGAACACGTGAATGTCGGAGAAATATGAGGTGCTGGCCAGAGGCGCGAGGCTATCCAAAGCCGCCGACACGCTGGCCGGTACCGCGGGCCAGTTGCCGCTGGTGCCCGGCGTATAAGGTACGCCGGTGGCATCGCTGGTGTTGGTGCGCATGGTGCCGCCGCTCAACACGTAACCGATCGGCAGGTTGAGGTCCGCGGTCAAAGCGATGGTGCCCACCGTGGTGAAGCCGCCGGTATACGTGGTACCGGAGCTGCTGAGCGCCGCCGTCTGTGCGTTGCCCTGCGTAAACTGGAAGGCCCCCACGACCTGGCCGCCAAGCATCGAAAGATGCGATGCCACCGTGGTGCCGGTGGCCGCGGTGAACGTGGAGTTGTACACCGTTTCATTGGATTGCAGCTCGGAACCCGTGAAGCTGGCCGCTCCGAAAATCAAGCTATTCTGCAGATAAATGAAATCGCCGCCGTTGATGCCGCGGCCGGTGTGGGTAAACGAGCCGGTAACGAAAACGTCGTCCAGCATGAAGTTCGATCCCGCGGATCCGCCGAGCCCCGCGAAGTCCAGGTTGACGCTGGTGCCGCCACCCAAGTAGATGCTCTGCAATCCACCCCGCGCATTCACCGTCCAGCCGGAGCTAATCTTAATCGCCTTGCCGCTGGGCAACCGCAGGTAACTGCCGACGTCAGGCCCGCCGTTCCCCACGATCCACGTATAGGGAGGGATGAGTAGGTCATCCACTTCTTGGTCGTTCCGGCCGCTCAAAAGGTGGATGGTCCAGTTGTTAGTGCTGCTCGGCGACGTCACTAAGGTAAGCGCGTGGCCCACCGTTTGGCACGGCGCAGCTATACTGCAGCTCGCGGTGTCGCTGCCGTTGCGGTCCACCCAGAGGTCGTGGCCCGGCACCAACGCGGCTTGTTTGGCGCCGAACGCCACGTGGTCCGCCGCGGTTAGCGCGCCGGGCACCGAGTCGGTGGCGGCTTGCATGCTGAGGCGGTTGGCCACCACACTAAGGCCGTTGCTGGCCGCGGGATTGACGCTGACCGGAGGAAGCCCGGCAAACGCGAGGGAGGGGAGTAACGCGGCAAGTAATAAAAGGTTTTTCATAGCGCTCCTTACTGACTGAGGGCCCACTGAATGTCGACCTCTTGCCCGCTACCGGACTCCGCGATCACCGAAACGTTGGCGGCGATGGGAATCCAGCCGCTGTCCCTGCCTGGTTCCAAACGAATGCCCGCGGAAGCCGCAGCCGCGCTGCCGACGGCGAATCGCAGGTTTTGCGTGTTCGAGCTGCTGGCCTCCAAAAGGAATCCGACGGCGTGCGCGGGTGCCGTGAGGGTTACCGCGGTACCACCCACCGCGGTGTTCTGTGCGAAGCTGCCCGCCGGGTTTACCGTGCCGCCGCCACCGCCGCCTCCGCTGGTCACCGCGACGTTAAGGGATCCGCCGGTGCTGGTGAGGGAGTTGCCCGCGCTATCGTAGATCGCGGTTACGGGGAGCCCGCTGGCCAAGGCAAGCGTGGGCAAAAGCAAGCATAAGAGGGCAAAGATTTTCATTAGAATTTCTCCTTGAAACAGTCTGCACTGGTAAGTTTATTTCCGCCACGGGTTTCCGCGCGTGCCGAAGCCACGGCCACCACCAAACTGAAAACGATCAGCAACCAATATAGAGCCGGCATCCGCATCTTCCCCCATTCTGCACCGCAGATCGTGTTTCGGCTACCTCGGAAATACGGTGCCGCCGCTAATACTTACGGGCGCGATGTCGTACCGCGCGGCATTGCCTAACTTCAATAGGGCTTGGCTGGTGGCGTCCACCTGGTCGTCGTAAAGCGCGTTGGGGAACGTGACCAGCTCTTCGATGTAGTCGTTAACCCAGGCGTTGCCTTCCACGGTGGGATCCGGCACGAACACGTTTCCGGCTTCGAACTGCGGGCTCACGGCTTCCAACCGGGTTTGCTTGCTGCCCAACGGGGTGACCGGCAACACACCGGAGATCTCCTTGCACACCGTGGCGATCAACGCGGCGCCGTTGGCTTTCTTCTCCACCCACTTGGCGCCGATGCCGTGTTGGCCCTCGCGGTGGACAGCTAGGGATTTGAACACGGCGAGCTGCTCGGTGAAGCCGATCTGCCGGCGGTACTGCTTTACCAGGTAGCGCTCGGCTTTCCTGCGGGCCCAGACCTGGAAAACCGCGAAGCTGTTCGTGGGGCCTTCTTCGAAGGGCAGGTCCACGCTGAGCGCGAGGAAGTCGATGTCGTCGGGCAGCACCTTGTAGGTTTTAAACCACAAGCGGTTGATGATGTTGCCTTCCGCCGGTGCGGGCCGCTGCTGCCCCTGCCCCGCCCAGGCCTTACTGCCCATGCCGGCGGCCATCGCCTGCAGGCCGGCGGCGTCGAAGCGCTGCTCCCAAAGCGGCTGGCCTTCCGCGGTTCGGGGGTCCGTCCAGCCGATCTTGGTGGTGCAACGGCGTTGGCCCTCAAACATCGCCGGCAGCATCAGGTGCTCCCAGTTGCCTTTTTTCAACAGGTGGGCGCTGGCGTCGCGCTCATCGAGGCGCTGCATGATGGCGATCTTTTTTACGGTGTGGGGGTCGTTTACCCGGGTAAAGAAGGACTCGTCGATCCACTCCAGCTCGGTTTTCCGCTGAACCTCGCTGCGCACCGATGCCGGGGAATGCGGGTCGTCGAGCACCAGGGTATCGCCGCCATGCCCGATCAACGCGCCGCGCATCGTGGTGCTGAGCCGCATCCCACCGCGGGTGTTTAGGAAATACTTCTTCTCGTTCTGGTCTTCCCTGAGCTCCCAATCGACCTTAAAGACCTCGCGGTACCACTGCGACTCCACGATCTGCCGGTGCTTCATCGCGTCGCGCTTCGCCAAGCTGTCGCCGTGGCTGGCGAAGATAAACTTGTGCGCGGGCTCGCGGTGCCATACCCATGCCGGGTAGCCCACGCTGACGATCGTCGATTTCGCGTGGCGCGGCGGGATGTTGATCAGCAGGTTGAGGATCTGGCCTTCATACACGGCTTCCAGGTGCTCGCAGATCGCCTCGATGTGCCAACCACCTAGGAACGGGTGCTGCGGTTCGATAATCGGCCAGCTGGCTTCCAGGAAGCTATACAGGCTGTCGCCGCTCTGCAGCCGGTTGAGGCGGGCGATGATGCGGTTCATCGCGGCGACCTCCCAGGGCTCCAGCGGCTTCAGCTCATTTTTTGAGGGTGACTTGGGCACGTGCGACAAAGCCGGCCAGCATCGTCTTCAGCTCGGCCGCGCTCTTATCCTCGATTCTAAAAGGGTCGTCGCCGTCATTGCTCAACGCGACGCTGTGCTTCACTGGGCCCACCAGGCGGTTCATCAGCTTATCGAAGGCATCGACGTCACCCTTCTTAATGCCTTGCTCCACCGTCTTGGCTAGCCATACCACGGGGATCGGCGCGTCTTTGTCCGACGCCATCTTCTGCAGCTCTTCTAGGTTGCAGCTCATCACGGTATTAAGGATCGCCGATAGCTCGGCCTGGCTCATCTTCTTCAGCGCTTTGTACAGCGGGTTATGCAGCCTGCCGCCGTGGGGGTTCAGCACCTGGCCCTTCTGGATGTTTCTGCCGCCTGTCTTCCTACCCCATGTCATAAAATTCGCCTTACTCTCGTTTCACCGTGTAAAAGTCACGGCGCGTTATGTTCCACGTGGTTACCTGTTGCCGAAAGCGCGCGCCCACGGCGATTGTCGCATCGCCCACTTCAGGAACGCCGTGTAGCGCCTCCCGGTTTCGCTGGCGACCCTAGAGCTGCGGCGGTGCTTGGAGTTCCTGGCGGCTTTCATACGTGCTCCTTAACTTTTTTAATTTGGATGTCCATGTCGGCAAGCGCTGTTGGCCAGCACTCCTGCTTGGGGTATTGGCGCCATTCGTCGATAGTCATCAAGCGGCTGCCCACCGCGAAGTCCCCACCGTATTTCAGCTGCTCCAGGAGTTCCAGGCTGTTCTGCAACCATATCGTGTTGCCCTCCGCGTTACGCAGCCAGTATCTTCGGATTTTCGTGTCTTTCGCCATTGTTTGCCTTTCTTAGATTTTAGCAGGGGTTCAGGTGATTAGCTTGTCGATTTTAGCTATTAAGAGGTTCTTAAGCCGTAACGTGTCATGCGGCCCCAGGTGGTCGTGCACGTGGTGGTCGAACTGGTTACGCAGGTTCTGGGTCTTGGTGGCGCGGCTCTTTAGAAACGTGGGGCTTTGCTGATCTCGGCGTTCCCCGTGTCGGCGCTCTTTTGTCTGGGCATCCGCTTGAAGGAAGTGGAGCTCGAAGTCAGTGGCGTGGCGGCGGCAGGCCTCCAGGAACGCCGCGTTTAGCAGGCGGTCGCCTTCGAACAGCAGGGTGGGGGAA